ACGGACGTTCCAGAAATGGTGATTACAGTACCAGCAACGGGGCAAATCGATGTTACGCCTGGTTTCGGTGGATTTAGGTTCCCGCTTGGGTTGGGAATTGCCGTTACCGGAGCCGCTGCGGACTCTGACACAACCGCAGTAGCGGCAGGGCAAGTGAAAGTTAAAATAGCTAGGTCGTTATAAAATGGCCACCTTTCAAATCGTTGAAGCTACTCCAGTCTATTATGTAGTTGATGTGTGTTTTTCAGGGTTGGTTTTTAGGCAGACTCTCGTAAGCGTAAAAACCAACGGCAGCCTAACTACCCAATTGCAACAGTACTCAGATCAATACGAAACAGACTGGCTTTCGTTGCAAAATGCTGTTGTCGCTGCGTAATGGTGCGGTAAACGCCGCAGCGGATTAAATCCAGGGAGCACGGGGATGGCGTTTACCAACTTTTCCGGCCCGATTCGTAGCGGCACTGTGCGTGAAGGCGCACGCCGCAACACGGGTTTGGCTACGACCTATCAGATATACGACTCCGGCAGCCTGACGGGGCTCGTTGTTGGCAACTACGATGTGGCTGCGTTTATCCTACCCGCCCAGTCGCAAATTCTCGACATCACGGTGGATCAGGTTACGGCAGCTACGGGCGGAACAACCACCATTTCGGCTGGAACAGCTTCCGGCGGCGCGCAGTTAATGGCTGCTGTTGCGACAACGGCTGGAGGGCGGTTTCGGGGAGTCACTACCGCTGAAACACAACAAGCCTGGCAAACGTCCACCACAACGGACACAACGGTGTATGTGCGTACAGCAGTAGCTGCGGGCACATTGACTGCGGGGCGGTATATTATCAGCGTGACGTACACCCACAGCCTTTACACCTACGCAGCGCCAATAGTTGTCGGTTCATCTTGGATTTTGGCGACATCTCTTTGGAGCGATGCGGGCTTGTGGGAAGATACCGCAACTTGGAACGGATAAACCATGACTCAAACACTCATCACAAACGGCATGAGCGGGCTCAACGCGCGCAACGCTATCAACAACGGCATGACGGAGCTGTACGGTCAAGCTAAATATGGCGCAGGCCGTCCATTAATTGGGCATGCGGGCGACAGTATCGGAGAGATGTTCTGGGATCCAAACGTAGCCACGAGCCCCCTGTTCTGGAGTCTTAACACGCATCCAGCCGAGCTTAGGTACGACCCCCGGTTAGGCACGGCGGGCGGAACAAACATCAGCCTCAGCGGCTCATCGTCCACTTCTTTGCTGCTGTCGCAGTTGGGCACCCTTCAGGCACTGGCCGTAAAGCCCGACATCCTGTTCATTCAGACGTTCCAAAACGATTTCATTAACAGTGCTGCACTCGCTGCAAGCTTTGCCGCAAATGCCACGAGCTTCATGACCCAGGCGCTTGCAGCAGGGGTAAAGGCTTGTGTGATTACGGGACGGCCTCCCAAGACGGAATCGGGGACTGACGTGCCTCGGGCCATTACGGAGCTGAACAGGATTCTTCGTGTGTTCTGCCGCGATACACCCGGCTGCCACTATCTGGATTTCTTCCCGCTTTTGCGCGACCCGACGTTCGCCAACGACAATTTGGGCTCCCCCAACACCAACTGGCGCGGGACTAGCGGCACGGCCAACGGGTATGCAACGGACGGAACGCACCCCAGCACGTTGTCGGCGTTCGCGGTACAGCAGCTTGTTTCAGATTTAAACGCTTCGTTTGGCATGAAGAAAATGTCAAGCCGCGCTAATGATGGGCGCATCTATGACCGCATCAACTTCCCCAATGGTAATGTTTTGGGGCCAAACGGCGCGATGGTTGGTACGGGCGGAAGTCTGAACGGTTCTGCTAATTCGGGCGTTGCTGGGCAAGCACTGGGCAGCTACCCAGAGTCCATACAGGCTTGGACGATTACCACCAACAACGGCATTGTAGTCACGCCGACTATTGTCACAGGAACGGACGGTATCCGTCGCCAGCGTTTGACGTTCTCGGGCACGACAACGGCGCAGGCCACCGTCACGTTTGGCATGAATCATTTTTACGGCTTGGCCGCAGGCAACTGGAACCCAGAAGCCTTCTTTGAATTTAATACCGTGGTAGGCATGCAAGGCTTTGAGCTTGTACCGCAGGGCGGGCAGTCGGTAGGCGGGCTTTCTACGGCAGCGGTGCTTCCTACGATCACAAGAAACATGTTTGTGCGCGGCAGGCAGGTGAACTTCTCGGGATCCACTAACTCAGGCTCAACGAACTTTTTCCGCATCAACTTCTACTTTGCCACTGGAACCGTGGTGTCTGGGTCGGTTGATATCAGCAGTGTTGGCTTGTTCGTGGAATAAAGTAAACTAGGAACAAGTAGGAAAACACCCCCTACTTCGACGTACAACAGGTTGGGATGACACTAAAATGGCTAAGAAACCCGTATCACTAGCTGTAGGGCGAGGGGAAAAACTCCCCGTCAGTCAAGGTGCGGGGCTCACGGCCAAAGGCCGCCAGAAATACAACGCGGCCACTGGCGCTAATCTCAAGCCCCCCGCGCCAAAACCTAAGACTCCCTCTGATAAAGCCCGAAAAGCCTCGTTCTGCGCGAGAATGAGCGGCATGCCAGGCCCGATGAAAGACGAGCAGGGTCGTCCAACACGTAAAGCGGCGAGTCTTAAGCGATGGAATTGCAAATGAGTACACATCTTGACGAAACCACCAGAAATGTGGTAGACGTTATTTCAGTTGTAACCGTTGTGGGGACTCTCGTGGATAAACTGCCTGCGGTAGCGGCCTTGTTTACGATTGTTTGGACAGGCATCCGTATTTGGGAAACCGAGACCATTCAAAAAATCGTTCGCAAGGCGCGCGCCAGTAAACGTTCGAGAAAATAAACGCCGTTATGCCATCCAGCTCTAAAAAGCAGCATAATTTCATGGCGGCAATCGCGCACAGTCCGGACTTCGCAAAGAAGGCGGGTGTGTCGATGTCAGTCGGTAAAGAGTTCGTTAACGCCGATAAGGCACAGAAAGGTACTACTATGGCTACCAAAGGAAAAATGCCCGCTTTCATGGCTAAAATGTCCAAGGCTGAAGACGCCAAGGACATGAAAATGAAGAAAAAGCCCACCGCAAAGTATGCTCGTGGTGGCGGCATCGAAGTCAAAGGCAAGACTAAGGGCAAGATGGTCACGATGGCCAGCGGCGGCCGCTGCAAGTAATCATGCGTGCGTCTAGGGGGATGGGGGCCATTGCTCCCAGCAAGATGCCCAAAGCGAAGAAGATCACCCGCAAAGACTCTCCCGAGTCGGTGGCTTCTTACGCCGAAGGCGGTCTCTATGAGAACATTAACGCAAAGCGTAAACGCATTGCTGCGGGTTCTGGTGAGAAGATGCGCAAGCCCGGCACCCCTGGTGCGCCTACCGCAGCCGCATTTAAGCAGTCTGCAAAAACCGCAAAAAGGTAAAGTGGAATGGCTACCTCTGGAACTGCTAGCTTCAACTTAGACTTAACAGAATTGGTGGAGGAAGCGTTCGAGCGTGCGGGTTCAGAGATGCGCAGTGGCTACGACCTCAAAACAGCGCGCCGTTCTTTGAACCTGCTGTTCGCTGACTGGAGTAATCGTGGCATCAACATGTGGACGATCGAGCAGGGCTCCCAAGTCCTGACGCCTGGTACTGCCACCTACACGCTGCCTGCCGACACGGTTGACTTACTTGAGCATGTTGTCCGAACCGGTGCAGGTGTGGCCTCTACGCAAGCCGACTTGACGATCACGCGCATCAGCGTCTCGACCTACGCCACGATCCCGAATAAGCTGCAACAAGCGCGGCCAATTCAGATATACATCAACCGGCAAACCGCCGCGCCTACGTTCACTGTGTGGCCTACGCCTGACGCGAGTCAGACCTATACGGTGGTGTACTGGCGCCTACGGCGCACCCAGGATGCGGGTGGCGGTGTCAACACGATGGACGTGCCGTTCAGGTTCTTGCCTGCGATGGTGGCTGGGCTGGCGTACTACCTGGCGTTGAAGGTTCCGGGAGGCGCCGAGCGCTTGCAGGTGCTCAAGGCGCAATACGACGAAGCCTGGGAATTGGCGAGTTCTGAGGATCGCGACAAATCGGCAGTTCGCTTTGTGCCCCGGCAACAGTTCATAGGGTAGTTCATGGGAAACCGGTTTTCTTCTGGCAAGAACTCGATTGCGGAGTGCGATCGATGCGGGTTCCGTTTCAAGCTCAAGCTGTTGAGGCAACTGGTTATTAAGACCAAGAACGTCAACATCCTGGTCTGCCGTTCGTGCTATGACCCAGATCACCCGCAGTTGACGCTTGGCATGTTCCCAGTAGACGATCCGCAGGGGGTTAGGAACCCTAGACCTGATAGAAGCTACACCGTCTCGGGCGTTCTCAGTAACGGCCTTATCGGTAGTGGGAGTCGGGTTTTTGAGTGGGGGTGGGCTCCTGTCGGCGGCGGCAACAGCGTAATCGACGGTAATACGCCTAATTCCTTGGTGGGTCAGGGAATTGTTGGTACAGTCTCAGTAATCACTACGTGAAGGAGCCAGTCATGGCAACCACTAAACAAGCTCCGGCAAAGTCCGGTGACAAGCTGGCCCCACAAAATGGGGGCGCAAAGCTCGGCGGGAATTCTGGCAAGCGCAATCTTGATATGCTCAAGATGGGCCGTGGCCTGGCAAAAATCGCAGCGCAGAAGCGCGGGGGCTGACATGGCAACATCCAGCACCCCTAAGCCAGCACCCCTTGCGGTGTTGCAAGAAAAGTCCGTCAAGCAAGTGCTCAAAGACACGCCCGTTAGCGTGGCCAATAAGCGCAGCGACGAGTACAAGCCCACCAAGACGGACGGCATCAAGATTCGTGGCTGCGGCGCAGCTACTAAAGGGACGACTGCTCGCGGCCCTATGGGTTGATAGAACATGAACTACGCTACCTTGTCTGCGACGATCAGTAGTTATTTGCAGAACTACGAAACGGACTTCCTAGCGAATATTCCTACGTTCGTTAAGCAGGCTGAACAACGCATCTACAACACGGTGCAGTTCGCTGCGCTGAGTAAAACGGCTGCCCTAACCGCCACGGTTGGGGATCAGTACATTGATGCGCCTACTGACTTCTTGGCGCCGTACTCTTTCGCGGTGATTGACGGAACTGGGACATACAGCTTTTTGCTGAACAAGGACGTCAGTTTTATGCGTGAGGCGTACCCCAGGGTAGCCGACACAGGGCTGCCAAAGTACTACTCAATTTACGGCCCGCTGACGGCGGCCCCGGCGGAGCTGCAGTTCATCGTTGCCCCCACGCCCGATGCTGCGTATGTAGCGGAGCTGCAATACTTCTTCTACCCAGAGTCAATTGTTACGGCCTCCACGACTTGGTTGGGTGACAACTTCGACACGGTGCTGTTGTATGGCTGCTTGGTTGAGGCGTACACGTTCCTCAAGGGTGAAGCGGAGCTCGTGGCGCTGTATGACGGCAAGTACAAGGAAGCGCTGGCGCTGGCCAAACGCCTGGGGGACGGTATGGAGCGTCAAGACACGTACCGTAATAACCGAATTAGACAGCCGGTGAACTGAAATGGCGATCACGCAAACACTGGTTACGAGCTTCAAAAAAGAGAGCTGGCAGGCTATTCACGCGCTGGAAACCGACACCATTAAGATCGCTTTGTATACGGGAGCGGCAGCGCTTGACGCAAGCACGACGGTCTATACGGCAACGAGTGAGACTTCTGGAACGGGGTACACTGCAGGGGGGCAAACCCTTGCTGGGGCGGTGATCTCAACCGAAGGGAAGACCGTTTACGTGGATTTTGCAGACGTCGTTTGGACAGGCGCGAACTTTACAGCACGCGGGGCGCTGATTTATAACGCAAGCAAGGCTAACCGCGCCATTGCCGTGCTTGATTTTGGTGCAGACAAAACGGCAGTTAACACATTCACTGTACAGATGCCGGCCAACGGTGTCAGCACGGCGGTAATTCGGTTTGCTTAAGCATGGCTGGGCCGCAAGTAACAACACTTTAAGGGGGCGCGATGCCTAGTTCATATACCACTTCGTTGCGCCTTACGCTCCCAGCTAACGGGGAGCTTGCGGGTTCTTGGGGCTCAACGGTCAACACGGGTGTGACGTCTTTGGCTGAAGCCGCGATTGCCGGTACCGCCGCTGTTGCGATGACGGATGCCGACTACACACTGACGGTGCTAAACGGGGGCGCTGACCAGGCCCGGAATATGTTCATTACACTGACTGGCACGCTGACGGCGGCCCGCAATGTGATCTGCCCTTCGGTATCCAAGCTGTATGTCGTGACTAACAACACGACTGGTAGCCAGACCATTACCTTCAAAACTGCGGCAGGCTCCGGGATTGCTGTAGCCAACGGCCAGCGCAAGATGCTGTATTGCAACGGCATGAATGTGCTCGATGCGACAACGGGTTTTACATCTTTGCTGTTTGATGCAGGCACTGCTGGCGCACCGTCGATTGCTTTTGCAGGAAACACAAGCACTGGGTTTTGGCTGCCTACAACGTCAACTTTGGCCGCAAGTACTGCGGGTGTTGAGCGGCTGCGTATTGATGCGTCGGGCAACCTCGGGGTTGGTACGACATCGCCTGCACGCAAGCTAGACGTCAACGGGCCAATCCGGATTGCTGACTCCACCGTACTGGAATGGGGTGGAACGACGGTTGCCATCAACGGTGCAAGCTCAACGAACACCCTGACTTTTGCCACCGCTTCGACAGAGCGAATGCGCCTGGATGCCTCCGGCAACCTCGGGATTGGTACGACATCCACACTCGGTCGACTGTCCGTCCAGACCGCAGCGGGAAGTTCATTGAACGTCAGGGACTCTCTCGCAGTCACTGGCGTAACCGGCGCGATGCTGGACATCTGGGATACGCCAGCGGCAGCAAGCTCAGTCCCCTTCGCCATACGGGCCGCTGACTTCCGGTTCGGCACGGACTCTGCCGGCACATTTGTTGAACGCCTCCGCATCGACTCCTCCGGCAACCTCGGTGTTGGAACTGGAGCCCCATCCAGCTACGGCAACACGGGACGGATGGTGCTTCAGACAAACTCGTCAACAGACGGGATTGTTGCCACTTTTGCGAATTCCGGGTCTACGGGCGCTGGAATTCAATTTTTCCAGAATGCAGTATCCGCTGCCGGAATTGGCATGCCCGCCGGATCTGGTGGCCTGACATTTGCGCCCTCGGGCACAACGGAAAAGATGCGGCTTGATATTGCCGGCAACCTCGGGATCGGGGTTACGCCAAGTGCTTGGAGCACCTCTGGCGGAGCAAACTTACAAACTTCGTCTGGTGCGTTGATGAGCTTCAGCACAACGCAGTTCAATGTGCTTCAGAATGCGTACTACAGCGGCGCAAACTACGTCTACAAGAACACGGCAGCCGCATCTGGTTATCAGCAATCAGCGGGCGGGCACCTATGGTACACCGCCCCTTCCGGCACAGCAGGAAACGCGATCACCTTCACCCAGGCGATGACGCTGGATGCTAGTGGGAATTTGTTGGTGGGGGTCACAGCAGACACCAATGTCCCAACAACCGGAGTGACGGTTCGTAACTCAACCGGCACTACGGGTAATATTGGTATCGGTCACGCCAATGGAGTTGCCACAGGAAACCCATATCTGAATTTTGCATACAACGCTGTTGGCATCGGCTCCATCACCCAATCCGGCACCACAGCAGTCTTATACAACACCACCTCAGACCAACGCCTAAAAGACAACATCCAGGACGCCCCCGACGCGGCCGAGCTGATCGACGCTATTCAAGTTCGCAGTTTCGACTGGAAGTCTGATGGCTCGCACCAGCGGTATGGTTTCGTCGCGCAGGAGATGGTGAGCGTTGCCCCTGAAGCTGTTCACGCTCCGGCAGACCCTGATGAGATGATGGCGGTGGACTACAGCAAGCTGGTTCCGATGCTGGTTAAGGAAATTCAATCTCTCCGCGCCCGCGTGGCCGCAATGGAGGCCGCATGGGCAAAAACATAATCGCTATTATTTTCCTCTCTCGCGAGATCGCCCATCGTGAGCACCTGTGGACAACCTCGTATGCACGGCACGTAGCCCTTCAAGAGTTCTACGAAGAGATCATCGAGCTGGCAGACACGCTGAGTGAGACTGCACAGGGGCGTTACGGGGTGTTCAAAGACATACCCTATCTGGAGCCTGAAGGCGAAGCCGATGTCGCAGACGAACTTGAGTACCAGATGGAGCAGGTTGAAGCGCTGCGCTACAAAGCCTTCGACAAGACGGACACACCTGTTCAAAATATTGTTGACGAAGTCATTGGCCGCTACCTGCAAACGCTCTACAAGTTGCGTCGTTTTAAATAGGAGTCCCCCATGCTTAGTGCACTGCTTTCTTTTCTAGGCGGGTCTGTGTTCAGAATGCTGTGGGGCGAGATCGCGTCCTTCGTAAATAAGCGCCAGGACAACTCGCACGAACTCCAGATGCTGCAGTTGCAGATGACTCTGGATGACCGCGCCCATGCCCGAAACCAAGAAGCCATTCAACTGCAAGCAACGCTAGGCATCAAGACCATCGAGGCGCAGGCCCACGGGGATGTGAGTAAATCCGAAGCAGACTCGTTTGGTGCGGCCATCGTCCAGGCGCTCAAACCCACAGGTATTACGGTGGTTGATGTTTGGAACGGTGTAGTGCGCCCAGCGGCTGCCACGATTGCTCTGGGGTTGTGGGTTGGCAAGTTGGTGGTGCAAGACTTCCAGATGCAAGCGTGGGACACTGAACTCGTCGGCGCCATTCTCGGATTCTTCTTTGCTGACCGGAGCTTAGGAAAACGTGGAAAATGACACGGCGCTGACGATTGCTGCGGGCCTTTGCAGGCAGTTCGAGGGGCTGTACCTCAAACCCTATTTATGTCCAGCCCGTGTTCCTACAATCGGCTACGGCGCAACGCGGTATGAAAACGGCGTTAAAGTACAGCTCTCCGATCCACCAATTACCCGACAACGCGCAGAAGCGCTGTTGTTACACGAACTATCTACAATCCAGCCAACCGTTTTGAGGTTATGTCCTGGGCTAGCTGATTGGGGGCCAGGCGCATTGGCCGCCATTTTAGACTTTGCGTTTAACCTCGGGACTGGTAACCTCCAAGCATCCACACTGCGTAAAAAGATCAACGCCAATGACGTTGAGGGTGCAAGACATGAGCTGCAAAGGTGGGTTCGCGGCGGCGGGAAAGTCCTGCCAGGTCTTGTTAGACGCCGGGCGGCCGAAGCGGCACTACTGGGATAAAGAACGTGACGATACAAAAGCTGCTATTCAGACCTGGTATTAACCGCGATAACACGTCTCTTGCAAATAAGGGCGGCTGGTTCGAGGGCGACAAAGTTCGGTTCCGCTCAGGTACACCTGAGAAAATCGGCGGCTGGACACGCGACTTCACGGTCACTGATGCGCCGTTAAAACCGACGGGCGGCGATTCTTTCTGGGGTGTTGGGCGCTGGCTTTTTAGCTGGCAGACATTGTTCGGCACCACGCTGACCGCCATCGGCACCAACTCTAAGCTGTATGTACAGGAGGGTGTTGCTGGGCTTCTCTCGGACGTGACACCGCTGCGGTTTACAACCCGCGCAGGCGTGGTGACTTTTACTGCAAACACGATTGGCTTGACCGCTATTGTCACGGTCAACTGCACTAACCACGGCTGTGGAGTAGGGGATTTTGTCTCCTTTACCGGGGCCGTGAGTTTGGGCGGGGCTATTACGGCAACGGTGCTCAACTCCGAGTTCGTAGTCACATCGACCACCACCAACACCTTTACGATCAATGTGGGCGTCAACGCCACGGTTTCAGACACCGGCACAGGCGGCACGCTAGCTATCGGCTACTTCCAAATTGCAGCAGGGCCGGTCATATCAACCGCGATTGTCGGATGGGGGGCCAACGCTTGGGGTGACGGTAGTTGGGGCAACACAGCTTCTACGAATTCGGGCTCAGATGCGCTAGTCTGGAGTGGCGGCAACTACGGCGAGTATTTAATAGCCAACCCACGGTACGGGGGCATCTACATCGTTAAGCCTGACACGAGTACAGGCACGATCACCACCCGGGCAACACGGCTCACGCAACAGGCGTTCACCATCACGAGTGCAAACCCCGGCGTCATTACATTGACGGAGGCTGTGCTTGAAAATACCAGCTTCATTGCTTCCACGAACGGGACGCTACCCACCAACCTAGTGGCGGGCACGACGTATTACCTGGTCAATGTAGTCGGGTTGACGGCTAACTTCGCTACGAGCTTCGGCGGCACACCCGTAGACACGACTGCCGGGACGCAGGCGGGCGTTCACGCGCTCACTGTTGCTGACTGCCCAACCGTTTGCGGTTCCGTGGTGATATCAGACAATTCACGGTTTATTCTGGCTTTTGGTGTCAACGACTTCAACTCCAGCGCCCGGGATCCCATGTTGATCCGGTGGTCAGACCAGGAAAACTACAACCTCTGGACGCCAGCTATAACGAACCAAGCGGGTAGTTTTAGGCTCAGCCGGGGTAGCGAGATCGTCACCGCACAACAGACTCGGCAGGAAGTTCTGGTGTGGACAGACTCGGCGCTCTACTCGATGCAGTACTTGGGGCCACCGTACATCTGGGGCTTCAACATCATGGGCGACAACATCTCTATCGCGTCTCCCAACGCGGTAGCGGTGGCCAACAACATCACGTACTGGATGGGGGTCGATAAGTTCTACATGTACTCAGGCCGTGTGGAGTCTTTGCCCTGCACGTTGCGGCACTATGTTTTTGGCGACATCAACCTTCTACAGAGCACGCAGTTCTTTGCCGGAACAAATGAGGGCTTCCACGAGATATGGTGGTTCTACTGTTCTTCCGGCTCGACGACGATTGACCGCTATGTAATATACAACTACCTCGAAGGTTTGTGGACATACGGGAACCTTTCGCGCACTGCTTGGTTAGACTCGCCGTTCCTTGCTGCGCCGATAGCACTGAACTACAACGGACAGATTCTGTACCACGAAGATGGCACAGACGACGGCTCCACCAACCCACCCCAGCCGCTTGCGGCGTACATCCAGTCAGCCGACTTCGACATTGGTGAAGGCGACCACTACGTTTTTGTTGACACGATGATCCCGGATGTATCCTTTGACGGCTCCACAGCGGCTGCACCGCAGGTGACGCTAACGGTCAAGCCTCGGCAAAACCCGGGCGCGGCATACAATGCGGCGGCATCTAATCCAAACACGGTCAGCGTCAACAATTACTCGTCGCAGCAAAACTTTCTTGTGCAGCAATTCACCGAGTATGTTTATGTGCGTGTGCGCGGGAGGCAGATGGCGTTTAAGATCGAATCCAACACGCTTGGGACACAGTGGCAGTTGGGCGCAACGCGGCTTAATATTCGACCTGACGGTAGAAGGCGGTAATCATGACACTGGTTGTCACCTCAGAGAACACGCTCAATCGCATCGTTGCGCCCCGATTGCCAACCGCCCCCGGCGCATACGACTCACGTTACTTGGATCAGTTCTCCAACGTGCTGCGGCTGTACTTCTCGCAGATCGATAACATCTTAGGACAGCTTGTGGCCGCTAACACTTCACTACCCGTCTCTTTTACTGGCACGAGTCTTGATGCGTTCGGCAGGCTTCAGGTAAGCCAGGCGTACACGCTCTTTGATAGCCAGAACCGTTATGCCGCGGACAACCAATTCGACACGTCGTTGACTACGGGCGGCACTACTACGTACCTGCCCAACGAGGCGTCAGTTCAGCTTAATACAACCACGAGCTCTGGCTCTTCTGTTGTACGCCAGACCTTCCGCAGCTTCCCGTATCAGCCAGGCAAAGGGCTGATGTTGATGGCCACGTTCGTCATGAACTCGGCCCAGACTGGCCTGCGGCAGCGCGTGGGGTACTTCAGCACGCAGAACGGTGTGTTTTTCCAGCAAGCCGACTCAACCAAGGCTTTTGTGCTGCGCGCTTATATTAGCGGCGCTACGTCAGACGCCCGCACGGTGAACCAAGCTAACTGGAACGGCGACAAGCTGGACGGCACCGGCGCCAGCGGCCTCACGCTAGACACGACCAAAGCACAGATTCTGTGGATGGATTTCGAGTGGCTGGGTGTTGGCTCCGTGCGTTGCGGGTTCATCATCGACGGGCAGTTCATCATCTGCCACACGTTCAACAACGCCAACAACATCTCGACGGTCTACATGACCACTGCAATCCTTCCCGTGCGCTACGAGATCACCAACACAGCTGCTACCGCCGCCGCGTCTAGCATGCGCCAGATTTGCTCAACGGTTATCTCTGACGGCGGGTACGAGCAGACGTCAATTGAACACATGGCGCGTCGGACGTCCGTACCCGGAGGCAACTTCATCACGACGGCGTTCTATCCGCTGGCATCCATCCGTTTGGCCTCGACGGCTTTAAATGCGGTGGTCATTCCAGTCAGCTATGACTTCTTGCCGACAACCGTGGACAACTACGAAGTCGCCCTGATCAAGAACACTACGCTCACCGGCGCATCTTGGACAGCTTCAGCATCCGACGCAAACGTCGAAGTTGACTACACCGCTACTGCCACTTCCGGCGGCACGATTGTCGCTAGTGGGTACACCTCCGGCAAGTCTGGAAGAATCCCGCTAAACAGTACGGCTACGTATAACTGGGACTTGCAACTCGGAACATCTTTGGCGGGTGTGAGCGACACTTACACGCTCTGCGCTCGCACGCTTGCCGGTGCCGGTAACGGCTGGGGAGCTCTGGCATTCTACGACCTCACACAGTAAGCTACCCTCTGGACACCCGACATGCTAAACTTTAACAACCCCTTTTCCGCGAGGCATCCATGAGCCTTCACGCTGCTGCACAACACCTAGCATCCAAAGGAAGGGATGAAGACTCGCTGCTCGTCCACATGACTCCCGGCGAAGTCAGCGGGCTTCAATCTCTTGCAATGGCGCATGGCGGCTCCCTCACGCGCAATCCTGACACGGGTTTGCCTGAAGCCGGCTTCCTTAAGAACATTCTCCCCACGCTTATCGGTGTTGGCGCGAACTTCTTCTTGCCTGGTATCGGCATGGCCGGCGCTGCCGCTCTGGGCGCTGGGGCTGGGGCACTGACCAATAAACAAGACCCGTTGATGGGTGCCTTGATGGGCGGTATCGGCGCTTATGGCGGAGCAGGTCTGGGTGCGGGTTTGCAAGCGGCTGGGGCTTCTGCTGCGGCTAATGCAGTGCCTGCGGCAACCCAAACGGCAGCGGGAGCAGCCGCGCCTTCGTCATTCAGTTTAGCCGCGCCGACGCAGCTGATGTCGGCCACACCCGGCCCCGGTATCGCAGGTTTTGCAACGCCGGAACTCATGTCGGCCCCCGGCGCGTTCGCAACGCCCGGCCTGTCAACGGCGGCAAACGCATCCGCGATGCCTTCTAACCTTGTTGCCCAAGAGGCAGCAAAAAGCCGTTTTGCTGAGCAAGCCGTATCCGACCGGCTGTCACAAGGCGTTGGTGCGACGATGAACAACCCTTCCGCTTTCATGCAAGGCATGGGCGGCGCTTCGGGGCTTATTAAAAACGCAGCGATGGCTGCTGCTCCCGTGGTCATGGCTCCGCCTGAGCCGTTCCGTTTTGAAAAGGACGGTGATTCTGGAGAAGGCTATCGCTACCGCTACGACGCGGGCTACACCGGCGGAACGCAAACACCGGGTTCGGATTTTTCCAGCGAAAGACGGTACTTCGATCCAAAATACGCACGCTATGCTGAAGGTGGTGGCGTCACTCGACTCCCTCGGGCGCGGCCCGATGAGGCCCCTAGCGGTATGGGTGGCGTGACGCCACTCCCTCGGGCGCGGCCCGATGAGGCCCCTAGTGGCATGTCTGGACAAAACGCGGCTAACTACCAGTACTTGATGGGTCAGCAACCCGGCCAAGCGCCCGGCATGTCTGGACAAAACGCGGCTAACTACCAGTACTTGATGGGGCAAGCGGGACAACCTGGCCAAGCTCCCGGCCAAGCGCTGGGGCAAGCTCCAGCATTAACGCTGGATCAAATGGTGCAGCAGTACGCACCACAAGCCGCAGCCGCAGCCCAAAAGGCTACAAACGCACAGCTAGACACACTTTCTCAAACAAACGCGATGTACACGCCTGAGAGGCATGCGTACTTGGCGGCTAACCCGGATGTTTTAGCGGCGTCAAAAGAGAGCGGGGTCAACCCGTATATTTTTGCGAGTAACCACTACAACCAATACGGACAGCGTGAGGGGCGTGCGGATCAAGGTCTTGCGGCAATTTTGGCGTCTGAACGTGCAGGCGACAGCGTTACTCGACCACTCTATACACCCTCTGATGGCGACTACGAAACGCCGGTCTGGGAACTCTATCCCAGCAGCGACTACAAAGCGGGCGGGGGGCTTAAATCCGGTGGCTTCGTTATTCCTGCCGATGTGGTCTCGGCGCTTGGTAACGGCAGTTCTTCCGCAGGCTTAGAGATTCTGAGCAAGAAGATGGGGGCGCAAGCGTTCCACGGCCCTGGTGACGGCATGAGTGACTCGATCCCGACCACCATCGAAGGCAAGCAAAAAGCACGTGTGGCGCGTGAAGAAGCGTACCTACCGCCCGAGCAAGTCAAACAAGCGGGGGGCACAAAAAAGCTGTACGCTATGCTAGACCGCATCCGCACAAACGCTCACGGCAAGACGTCGCAGCAGCGCCAGATCAATCCTGAAAAGGTACTCAAAGCGTGAAAATACAGCACGTACCTACTGAATGGGTGCCACAAACGTGGCCCCTCGTAGAAAAGTACATCGCAAATGCACTTGAATACTGCAAGGGGGAATACACTCCGGATCAGATACAGGTGCTGTTATCTATTGGCCAACGGATTCTTATTGTGGCGGTTGATGACGGGGTGATTCACGGCGCGGCTGTATTGGAACTCTTTAACCGCCCCGCTGCCCGTGTCGCGCACATTGTGGCGATTGGTGGAAAGCTGATATCTAGTGAAGACACCCTCGCGCAACTCAAGGCGTTGGTGGCTTCATTTGGCGCGACTTGTTTGGAAGGCGCTGCTCGGGAATCGGTATCGCGCTTGTGGCGCAGGTACGGGTTTGAAGAAAAGTACAGAATTGTGGGGGTTAAATTATGAGCGGTGGCGGTGGCGGCGGGCCAGCAACAGCAACTTCGTACCAGACGAACATCCCTGAGTACGCCCAGGAGCCTTTTAAACAGCTTGTGGGTAAAGCTGAGGCGGTGGCTAATCAGCCGTATCAAAACTATACGGGTGCCAGGGCAGCACAGTTCACGCCTATGCAGTTGCAGGCGTTTCAATCTGCACAAAACCAGCAGGTAGCCCCTCAGCTAGGCGCAGCATCCAACATTGCGCAAGCAGCAGCAATGCAGGGCTTAGGGCAGCAGTACAACCCCAGCCAATTTTCTGCGCAGCAAATCAGTCCAGGGCAAATCGGCTACCAAGGTGTCAACGCTGGAAATTTCGGCTTCGAGCGCGTAGGCGCTGGCCCGCAGGTGCAGGCCGACCGTATTTCTGGAGGCCAAATCGGTTTTGACCGTGTGGGTGCCGAGCGTGTAGGAACACAAGGTTTCACAGCGCCTGGTGCGGCTGAAGCGTACATGTCTCCGTACATGCAGAGCGTCATCGATGTGCAGCAGCGCGAAGCACAGCGCCAGGGCGATATTTCCCGTACACAGCGCGGTGCGCAGGCGGTAGGTGCCGGGGCTTTTGGCGGGTCACGCCAAGCGATCATGGACGCGGAAGCTGCGCGTAATCTGGCGCAGCAAAAGGGAGATATTCAGGCGCAAGGGCTGCAGTCTGCGTACCAGCAAGCGCAGCAGATGTTTACCTCTGATCAAGCGCGGGCATTGCAGGCGCAGCAAGCTAATCAGCAAACAGGTCTCCAAGCAGGGCAGCTTAATCAGCAAGCCGGGCTTACAGCGGGCCAGGCAGGGTTGCAGTCTTATATGCAGGCCCAACAGGCCAATCAACAGGCGGGTATGCAGGCGCAGCTTGCTAACCAGCAAGAAGCACAGCGTGCGGCTCTTGCGAACCAGCAGGCAGGTCTGACAACCGGGCAAGCGGGCTTGGGCGCGTACATGCAGGCGCAGCAGCTCAATCAACAGGCAGGACTAACATCGGGCCAAGCAAATCTGCAAGCCATGATGCAAGCGCAGCAGCAGAACCAGCAAGCCGGTCTTGAGGCGCAGCGTCTTAGCGAGCAGTCCCGTCAGTTTGGCGCAGGATTCGGGCAGCAAGGCGCTCAAACCGCGCTTCAAGGCGCTAATACGCTCGGACAACTTGGTCAGCAGCAGTACGGTCAGCAGGTGGGTATCACGGGCCAGCAGGCGTCGTTTGGCGGCTTCCAGCAGCAGCAGCTGCAAGACATGCTCAATCAACAGTACGGAGCGTTCCAAGCCGAGAGAAACTACCCTTACCAGCAGCTCGGGTTCTTGTCCGATATTCTTCGCGGCACACAGGGCACTACGCGCGCAATGTACGAAGCGCAGCCATCAACAATGCAGAACTTGGCGGGTCTGGGCAGTGCAGCATACGGCGTGAGTAGAATGGTCGGTATGGCCGAGGGCGGAGCAGTGAAATCTGCCGGTCTTGCTGAGCTGGCGCTGTCTCGGATGAAGGGTTAAAAATGATCAACGCGAATCAAATCACATCACGTCTTCGGATGATGAGTGACCAAGACCTGCAACGCTTCGCTGAGATGCACAAGCAGGATCCGTACATGTTCCCCCTGGCGTTCAACGAGAGCAATATGCGCAAAGAGTTGCGCTCTGCTCCGCAAGGACAACAGCCAGGCGCGGCGCAGCCGCCCGTTAATCAGCAGGCCCTATCCTCGATGCAGCCCGCACCGTTGCCCGAAGACCAAGGGATTGGCGCGTTGAACCCCAACATGCAGTTCGCCGATGGCGGCTTGGTCTCGTTCGCTGGTGGCGGTGAGGCCACGTCTGGCCCGTACGCGCAGTCTGACGGCACGGATTTTGGCGCTGGCGGTATGACTTACGCCGACGGCGGCGCGGTTCGGTTTGCTGATGGCGGCACTGCGCGATATCCGTATGGGTGGGATCCCGCGCTTATAGCAGAACGAAAAGCGCGAAGAGAAGCAGCCGCACTTGCCGCCGCATCACAAGCCGCTACCCCAGAACAGTTGCAGCAGATGGCAGCCGACGAAAAAGAAGCCGCAGCTCTGCGAGCGAGTATCGGTAAAGTTGTGCGCCCTGTAGCAGGGGTTGTGTCGGATATTGCGACGGCGCCTTATCGGCAGGCGGCTAACCTCTATGATAAAGCAGCGCTTGTTGGGCAGGCTGTAGGCGTTCCACTCCCCCGCGTACCTAAAGAGTATCGAGAAACGATAAGCACCGCGTTCCCCTCGCTCGCGACTTCTCCCGCCGCCGCTACACCCGAAGAAAAACAAGCCAAAGCCGCCGTCGATGAAGCCACGCGTTTGAACGCGGCTCCCCCAGCTCCAGAAATGCCCCCGCGTGCGCCTATCGCAGCGCCGGGCTACACACCCCGTGCGACCCCTTCTGCAGCAGCTAGCCCCAAGGGGATTGCTGCGCTCGCCGATCAGTTTGCGACGGCGCCTAAAGTTAAAGAGATGGCTGAGCAGCGCACTAAAGAGCAGGAAGCGGCAGAAGCTGAGCGCGAGAAAGAGTACCTTGCCAATCGCCCCGAGTCAGAATCGTTCAAAGAGCGCCGGGCTGCGCTTGAAGAAGGTAAACAAGACGTCGATAAACAGCAGCGCATGAACGAAGGCTTGGCTTGGTTGACGTTTGCTTCGCGTGTTGTCCAGCCCGGCAAGACGGCTATTCAGGCGCTTGTGGAAGGCGCTTCTGTGGGCGCTGAGCAGTACAACAAAGCACAAGGCGATCTTAGGAAGTCGGAAAAAGAACGCAAGCTGGCTATGGCGGCGCTATCTGAATCGGAACGTGCGGCGGAGCGCGGTGATTTTGAGAAAGCGCAAGCGCGTAGAGACGCTGCAGACGGACGTATTGATGCCTCTAGAAACGCAGGGCTTAGCGCGCTAACAACGGCAATGGGCGGGGACAACAAAGCTGCGGTGGATATTTACCAGAACCAGATGAATATTGACGCGGCTATGCAGCGGCAGCTAGCAAGCAATCAGGGCGCAATGGCCGTTGCCAGTCTCCGCGCTAGCGCTGGCGGTTACGGTGGCGGTGACGATGGACAACAAGCTAAACTTGCGCAAAAGGCTGAGGAAGCGTGGGCTAAACTCGTGACCACTCCTGGAAGTTTGCAGATGTTCAAAGCGCAGTACCCGAACTTTAACGGCACTCGTGAAGGCTTCATGCAAATACTGGGGTATGGTGGCGGGGGATCTGCTAACGACCTTTCAGGATTTTCTCGCGTAAAGCCCTAA